AAAACGGAATTAAGAAACTTACACCGTAGGGAGCAACAATCCCAGCCAGAGATAACTGGTAGTCAAATTCAACATCTAGAAACAACTAGATTAACTGAAAGTGGAAGTAGTTCTTCCTCAGAAAAATCTTCTAAAAGTACAAAGGTTCAACCAAAATCTGAAGAAATTCATTCATGGACCGAGTTATATGATTTAGCTAAAACAAAAATTTTTGGCAATGAAGAAGTAAAACCGAAGAAAAGTTTTATGGGTAAACCAATAGTAAATGGACAAGGTTATATTCAAAGCATTATTTCAAGTGAAGTTAAAAGTGCTGTTGAAGAAACAATCCAAGAAAAACCTGAACTTGAAGGGGCTTTACAACTTATGTCAAAATTAAATACTGCATGGAATTTTCTTGAAAATAGTAAATCAACACAAGCAGGACTTTGTATGTCCGCTGGTGGTTTATTAGCAGGTGTTTTAACATATCAAAAAACTGAAAGTGTAACTGACACTTTAGTAGTTAGTGTTCTCAGTGCAACAATAGTTGGAGCTGGATATCGAATGTTAACAGCTTCCGAAGAAGCTGATATCGAATATGAAGAAACACCAACCACAAAAGATGGAAAGGTTATAATAGAAGATAAGCTTAAATTTGAGTATTTATTAAACGGATTAACTGGAGTTACCTTAACAGGAGCTCTTTCATATAAAATATATCAAATTTTCACAAATAACAGTGAAGCAAAAGAGAGTACTCTACAAACCGTTTGCGATGTCATAATGGCAGTTGCAGCTTTAATTGGTTTGGCAGGAGTGGCACTCGATCCTGCTGTCATCAATAGTGTGATGAGAACAACAATGTCTATTTCAAAAGGTCTTGAAGCACTTGGAAAATTACCAGGTATGATCGAACATGTTGTTGATACTTCAGATGCCGATAAATTGAAATTGGCACTTCAGAGAGATGATAAACAATGGGAAGAAATGGTGTTACAAATTGGATCTAAAATTCAAAAACATAACCAATCATTAGAATGGTTTAGTTATGATTGTATACCATTTATTACAATTGATATTGATAGTAGTACCGAGAGTGAAGAAGAATTTACTTATAAGGACTTTTCAGGTATCAAGATGCCAGAATTTAAAAGAGATTGGCCTCATTTGAAGGTTTCTTCTGGTGAAGTTTATAACTC